GTACTAAAGCTTGAGATACATTATAAAACCACTCTCTCCAAATAAATGTATCGGTAAGAGGACTATTGGGAATTGGAGGTAATGCAATAGCCATTACTCTTCCTCTTCCTCACTACCTTTTTCATAAACAAAGTCAGTGCAATAACCATAAGCTTGTAATTTAGGAAGTTCTTTTTCAAGACGTTCACCAATGTCATCACGAACTATTAAACTATTAGGTACACTTATTTTGTCAATGACTTCATAAGCTTTTCTAGAAGCACTACAAATATCAGAGCCAGTACCCGTAGCGACAAGTATATAATCACCAGCACTGACAATATGTTCTTCTTCAACTATTTTATCCTCTTTCATAACTGGAGCTTTACCCATCATAACTTCACATAGATGAACGTCCTCCATAATATCTTCTATACCATAAATAGGATAGCCTGTAGGGTCACGACCTGTTGACTTAGTAAATGGGAAGTCAGGGATAGCTGCTACAACACCTACAGCATGTTTATCAGTTACTTTTAATGTATCCTTACCATTAACAAGATCTAATAACCATTCTACTGGATCACCTTTGTGTAGTGCTGTCTGTATATTAAATAGAGGCCATCCTGGTCTTGTAGTCCATTCTAGAGGTCTTGGTGAGCCTTTATCATCAATAATGAAGGCAAGGTCTACATAACCACAATAGTTGTGATAACGTAAGAAGTCTTCACACTTAGCTAATGTCTCATCAAATAGATTAGACTCTTTAACATACTTAACAACAGTACCCATCTCACCTGTGTTTACACCAAAGTTAGAAGGCATAAGTTTCTTAAACTCAAAGTTTTCTGTAATGTGTTTAGAAAATCCATTAGGACCCATCCAACCACCTACAGCTACTTCAATACCAGGTACAAACTCTTGCATGATGAAAGGCATTTTAACTTTACCTTTAGACTTCCATCTTTCTAACATGAATAACATATCAGAAGCTGATTTAGATACATAGCTTAATGCTTTGTCTGCATCACCAGAGGGTTTAGATACATAACGTACAGGATTATTCTTTACATGTTCAATAGCTTGATTATAGTCTGTAAATGTTCTAGAAGGAATAATAGCCATACCAGCTTTTTCTAGGATAGCTTGACCAAACCCTCTGTTTAATTCTAGGTCAGATGTTAAGTCAGTAGCTCCTACAATAGGATAACCTTCTTTATGATATTTCTCTAATTCACGCATCTGATACGCATTATCAGAAAGAATAATGATATCAGCCCACTTCATGTGGATTTGCCAGTTATAGACCCTAGGAATGAGTCCTTGACCTATTTTAGAGTCATCATGACCAGGTACTTTTCTAATCCATTGTTTAACTTCATGGCCATGTTGTTGGCAACGCATACCAAAGTCAACAAAAGCACCTGCTGGATCAATTAATAATATTTTCATTGAAAGGCCCCACCTGATTCATATTGAGCTTCTCCAGCAGCACTTCCTGCTCGATAGCTGATTTGTTTAATTAAAGCTCTAGCAAAGTTCTCTGTCTTAGATTTCTTAGCACCTTTTTCAGTAGCAAGTTTAATATCCTTAGCTGCCTTCTCAAAGTACATCATATCTTGTTTAGGAAGAAGTTCATTACCTACTAAAGCTTTATCAAGCTTAGTAAACTTAGTAACTACTTCTTCAGGGCTAACATTAGCTAGATATGTTCTAACACCATCTAAAACATCTTGTTTACTATAAGTACCATCTTTAATAAGTGGAGCTAGTTTATCAAACGCTTTAGTTTGGTCAATATAAGTGAGAGAGTGATTAATATGATCTTTAAGTTCAGCTAAACTTTCTGCTCTGTAAGCATTACGATACTCACGTTCAGCATTACCTAAACCTAAACCACTAAGCCATTCATTATAAGAAGATCTGATTGCTTCACGAATGTCTTTTTGTTCTTTTAATCCAACAGCTGCAAAGCCAGTGGTAGGTGTTTGTTTCTCTGCACCCTTACCCCACTCACGAATAGCATTGTCAATAGTGTCAGCAAACTCAGCTCTTGTTTTTTCATAAGGGCTACGATCACTTTCAAGTTTAAGTAAAAGGTCTTTCTTTTGAGCCTTACCAATAGTACCTTTAGCTTCTAAACGATTGAGTTCTGTTTCAAGTTTAGTAAAAGCATCTGAGCTAGAGAACTTATTAGGATTTTGTTTAGCAATAGATATTTCACTAACCTTAGGTTTAATAACTTGATCTCTAAGGTAAGCAGAAGCTGGACCCTCAAAGTCAGCAGGTACACCATATTTCTCTCTTAATAGAGCTGTAGTACCCCCTTGGTTTGCATTACCAATAACACCTTCTGTATAACCTTTAATTCTTTTACCAAAAGCTTTTTCTTGAGCTACTTCAGCTTCTTTTAAGAAAGTATCTTTATTAGGTTTAGCCATACCAGCAATACTATTGACAACACCACCCCAACTACCTAATGCAGCAGAGCCAATAAGTTTACCCACTTGTTTAACTTCTTTACCTAAAAAGGTACCTAATCCTTCACCACCTGCAGATAAGGCTGTACCTACTGCAAATTTAGAAGCAGGACTAAAGCCATAAGAATCTAATAATTCTTCTGATGCTCCTAGTGTAGCACCACCTACAGCACCTCCAGCAGTTCTAGCAGCTATAGGAGTAGCACCCCACATTTTACCAAATGTTTCAGCAGCCTTACCTATTGCACCTACAGGTCCAGGTACTTTTGAAAGAACTTTACCACCAATTTCAGTTACTTTAGGACCAACAGCACCTGTAATAGCACCTCCCATAAAGCCACCTTTAGCTTGTTCTACTGCTTTACCAGCTTGAAATGGACGTTCTTCTCCAGGAGTAAATAATGATGGACCTTTTTCTTTTAAATATTCAACACCTTCTGAAATAAGTTTAACAGGTTCATCTAATAATAAAGAGGTAGACTCTACACCAGGTTCTTTTTGTGTTTGTACTTGAGCAGGTTTAGCTTCTTGTTTAGCTTGAGGTTGATATCTTTGTTTTACTTCTTTAAGATATTTAAGAGTTTCATCATCTAGACTAGATAAATCTTTTGATTGCATAAATTTATCAGCAACACCAGGACCAGCTTTGTAAGCAATTGCTGATACTAATGGGTCTTTATATTTATCTAAATGTTGTTTGAGGTAAGAGACACCACCCTTAATATTTTCATCAGTGTTAGTAGGATCTACATTTAGCTCTTGAGCAGTCCCTTTGATAAGTTGCATAGGACCTTGAGCAGTGGAAGTTGGAGCTTTGGCTTTAGGATTAAAACCTGATTCAATGTGACCAATAGACAAAGCATAAGCTGGGTCAACACCTTGGCTGACAGCTTCATCACGAATCTTTTTAGCAGTAGTTAACTGCTCATCCGTCATCTGGGAGAAATCAACCATTATAGACCTCGTTTTTTAAGTTCTGCTTCTAAAGAATCCATTGAAATTACGGAAGTTGTTTTAGGAGCAGCTTCTGTTTTCTTTTCTTCAGATTTACGTTCTTTAGCTGCTTTAGCTATATCTTTATCAGATAAAGCTTTTGTATCGCCTTCTTTAACTTTAGTCATATACTCACTAAATGACATGTCAGCTTGATCTCTACCAATAGCAAGTTTATTACCTGGACCAAGTTTAACTCGTAAGGCATCAACATCTCTTTGAGTGAATGGAATAGCTTTTCTAACTTCTTCCAAGTTAGCTTCAATAAGAGCACGTTTCTCAGGTTTAATGTTAGTAGCTAATGTAGCTTTAGCAGAAGACTCAACAATACGTCTCATTTCAGCCATCTTATCTAAAGCAACTAAAGGTTTAGAACCTGCAGGAATTGCAATACCAGCATCAATCTTATCAGCTAGACCAACCAGACCCGTAGCTGCTCCACCTGTTTCAAGAGAAGCTAAGTTACGAGCAACACCAGCCATACGAGTTTGCATAAGTTGAGAAGACTCAGTTGACATTTGTTGATTTAAAGCACCTATTGGAGCTGTAAAGATATTACCAAACATCTTATTACCATATACAGGACCAGTAGTATAGATAGGTAAATTACTTAAATTAGTTAAAGCATCAGAAGCTTGAGTCATAGATTGAATAACTCGGTTAGTACCTGCATCAGCCTTACCACCGCCAGCACCTCTATTCTCAATCTCAGACATTTGATTTCTAATTTGCATTTGCTTATTAGCATCAAGTAAGCCCATACCAATAGATTGAGTATAGCGTTTAAGTTCAGGTGTAAATACTTTAGTACTAATAGTATCCATCACTGGTTTACCAGTTTGATCTAATAATGGAGTACCATCTGGGTTTTGTCTAGGAACTTGAATAGAGTTTTGTAGGTCACGACCCATAGCTTGTAGTTGAGCATTAGCTACATCTAAGCTTTGTTGATCGTTAATATTTAAAAATACACCAGAGATTTGTTCATGGTATTTTTGAGCATTATCAATGTCAGTTTTTTTAGCTTCTCTGATTCTATTAAGTTCAGTATCAGCCTCAGTGACATACTTCATACCTTGCTTAGCAACATTAATATTAGGACTTGCTTGTAAAGTTCTACCTAATGTCTTTTGTTTATTAAGTTGACTTTCTTCTCTATCGTAATTCTTAATATTATCAATAGACTTCATGTAAGTAGCTGTAGGATTATCTTTAGGTGCTTCTTCTTGTTGAGGAGCAGCTTGTTCTGTTATAGCAGGAGGTTGACTTTCACCCATAAATGATGGCATAGGGCTACCATTAGGAGACATAGATATAGCACCTTTAGGCATAGGAGTTTGTTTACCATCAAGTCCTGTACCCATTTGATAACCTGTAGGGGCTGCTGGAGCATCTGTAGTTGTATCACCCTCTGGTTTAAATATATCAGCTATAGTTTGCTGTATTTGTTTTTGAGCAGCAGCTTGTTCTTTTCTTTGTTGAGATTCAAAAGCTAGTTGCTCACCTTTGTAAAAATCTTCCATCATGAATGGCATAATTATTCCTTAATTATAATTAAATACTATATCCACCAGTATAACCACTTAAATCAGAACTACCACCTGAATAGCCACCTGAATAACTAGGTAACGCATTATATGGATTACTTGAATAGTTACTATATATACTTCCTAATGCACCTACACCTTGACCAATGGCACTCCAACCTGCTTGAGATTGTTGAGCATTAAGAGCATTTTGTGTTGTTACATTTGATAAACCTTGTGTAGCACCTGATAAAGAAGAATAGTTAGCAAATAGGTTTTGATATGCAGTATTAGCAAAGTTTTGACCATAGTTTTGTAATTGAATCGCTTGAGCTCCACTACCACCTTGACCCGTAGCTTGTTGATTTCTTGTTAAAGCTTGTTCACCTTGATTAAATCCAAATTGATAAAAAGGAGCACTTGTAATAGAAGAAGGTTTATTTACTAAATCATTTAGTTTATTTGCATAAGTTTGTCTATATTGAGCAAATGGATCATAGATAGCTCCACCAGCAACATTACCTGCACCTGATGTACCACCACCAAGAAGATTACTAACTCCAGAAGCAATACCAACTACACCGGCTGCACCACCTAAGTTAAAAGTACAGAACTCTACAAGACCAAGTCCAAATAACCATTTTAATATATATTTCATAGCTTTATCCTATTATTTTAGTGTAAATTCTCTCAATTGGTTTATATCCAAGTCTCTCTAAGATAGCTCCAATGTCAAGTCTTAATTTAGTACCCATGTAGATACGTTGTACATTTTTCTCTTTTAAACTTTGTTCTAAGAACTTAAATAGACGGATACCAACAAATCCTTTTCTATGTTCTTTTGCAATAAAGAATATATCAGTAAAACAAGTAACACTTTGTTGATAGTGTAAGTGTGGGTATATAAAAGATATATGATATCCTATAATAGCACCATCTTCTCTTGCAGTTACAGCATGAACTAAACCTTGTTTAGCCATTTCCAAATACTTATCATAGTTTGGATTTAAAGGTATATTAGGATCAGCTACTTCTTCCCAATGAGCTTCAAATAATGTTTTAATTTCTTCTAGACAGTTTTCTAGAGGTTCTACTTGATAAGTTATCATTCGGATTGTTGACTAATATTTCCTGATACATCTAGTTCTATTTTAGCTATTCTTAAAGGTTGACTACCTGTGTAAAGAACCTCATATACTCTACGTCTATAAGAACCTAAATTATAAAGAATAGGTTTCTGTAAACTTAAATCTATGTTTCTATAAGCTGACCATGTATTGTAATCATCATCTGCATGTCTAACTTGACATACATCATTAATTTGGTCACCATGTATAGTAAGTGAACTATCAGTCTTTCTATCATGAGTACCTATATCATTTCTATGACTTACAATTCTCATAGTAATAGGTCCAAATGGATCTACATAGTTCTTTTCACTTAATGTAAACACTAAACCATTCACAGCATCTAATACATAGTAATTACCACTATTAAATGGGAATTGAGTTACATAAGAACATTCAAAGTAATTTTCAGTACCACCAATGTATTGTTTATTGGTAGTCCATAGATGCCATTCTTTTTCATTAAAGTCATATACAAGTGTTACGTTTTGATCTGTCAATACTAAACCATAGAAAGTATGACCAGATATTTTATAAATCCAAGAGTAAACTCCTGACAAATCACTTGCATTTAAAAACTCTTCAATAGCTTTAGTAGATACTTTTGAAGGTCTTAATCCATCAAGGATAGATATTGTTCTACCACCTTCTTTAACTGTAGACATCCAGATTACAGTTTCTTCTAGTTGTTGAATAGAATTACCAGAAGCACATCCTATTTCTAAACTAGCTGAGGCATTTAAACTTAATACTGAACCTACAGGATTAGCATTATCATAATAAAACTGTGTAGTCCATTGTTTAAAGGCTACAAGATAATTAATATGTTTAGCAATACCTACACCTAAGTCAGGTTCATTATATGCTGTAATATAATTTAACGCATTCCATGATGTTGGGTTTTCAATGTCAGATTGCCAAATAGTAGCTGTCTGATCCATTACAAATACATAACCATCTAAATAAACTAAACCAGGTACTGGGTTAGATGGGAATGAATTTAATACTGCAGTAGCTGATGCTGTTGTAGTTACAGAACCTGTAATTGTTGTACTTGATACTGTTTGTGAAGTACTTACTGTATAAGTTCCTGTACCACCTTGTGTATAGAAATTATAGGTACCAGCAGCTTGTGCTGTTAAATTATTAGATAAAGTAATTGTAGTACCTGCTATACTATTAATAACAGTATTGCTAGGAACACCTGTACCTGATACAAGTTGGTTTACTGCTAAATTAGTTACAGTAGAAACTATAATAGTGTTAGCACCAGATGCACCACCAGCTACATAAGTAGCAGTAGCTGTAGCAGTTCCTGTAGCAGTTAACTGATTAGTAATAGTTGTACCACTAGTAACTCCAGTACCACTAATACCCATTCCTGAGTATATACCACCTGATGCTACTGCTGTAACTGTTAAAGTAGTTCCTGAAATACTACCTGTTACAGAAGCTGAAGTACCAGCAAAATTAACTGTTAGTGTACCACTATATCCTGATCCTGGAGTAGTTAATGTAGCACTAGTAATAACTCCACCATATGAAAGGTATGTACCTGTAGCTCCACTACCTGTAGTTCCTGATACAGTAAATGTACCTGAAGGTGGGTATCCAGCTCCTCCATCTGTTACTACAACTGATTGTACTTGACTAGATATCTTTGCAATGGTACCTGTAGCATCCATTGTATATCCATTAACTTGGTCATGAAATACCATGTAAGGGTGTGGGCTAGTTGTAGCTAAAGTATTTACCCAACTAATGTTTTGTCCACTCATACCTGAGTTTACAAGAGTTGAAGTTCCCCCAGTAATTTTATATAAGTTAGTACTAGCTCCTGCATATAGATTACCATTGTAAGCCCAAAGACCATTACCATCAGCAGGTAAAGTAGGAGTAATAGGGTAAGCTTTTTTACCAGGTCTTTTTACTGCATAAGTTCTTTGACTAACTGTCTCTTTATAACAGTTAACCATTTTAGAATCTTTAGTAACATCATTAGTTCTAAAGTTTAAGTTAGTAACTAATGGAACATTAAACTTAGGCATTATCTAAAGTTCCTATTAAATCCTTGTCTCACATCTGGTTGGAAGAATGTAGGAGCCATTTCAACATCCCAGTCTTCAAGTTCTTTTTTAAGCATTAAAGCTTTAGCATCATAGTATGCTTTCTCATTTAATGGTTTATCATAGTCAGAAGATATTTCAGCCATTAAAGCCCATTTAAGAGCTAAGAACCACTCTGATGGAAAGTCAAAGTTATCATTAGGATTATTAACAATATAGATAGGTCTTTGTACTGTTAAATGAAGTTGATAGTTACTAGATGTATTAGTGTCAGGTGTTAAGAATACATTTACAGTGCCGTAAGTAGCATAAGGCCAATATTGAACACTGTTTGTAGTTCCTGTAGAGAATTTACTACCTAAGATATTATACTCTTGTTGAGAGATAATAGTCATAGGAATATCTACTTGAGGAGATACACTTGTATTTCGTAAGAATGACTGAATAAGTCTTAAAGGTTTATCTGTAACTAAATCGTTACCAGCACCTGTACCAATATTATAGGATGTTTGACCAGATACTAAAGGTAGTGTTAGTTCTGTTACAGTCCATAGTTTAATACCTTCTGACTGCCATTTCTTCATAATAAGGTTAATAGCAAAAGAAGCATTTTCTAATGATGTAGCTGAAGGTTG